CACTGTAAAGACCACGCATTAGCTTTTCTAGATTACCCTTATCAACACCAATCTCAAGGGCTTGAATATACTTAGACAGAATCGTTAGAGTATCTTCGGCTTCACTGAGCAAATCATCGTCGCTAATCGAATCCATATTTCTATGATCTTCAACAATCGACACATCTACTGGCCCAGTAGAGTATAGCTTACCCATGAATAGATCGAACAGATAAGGGTTAGTCTTACCCTGAACGATCACCTTGACATACTTACCAGCTACGTCAGGCGCGCTATCAAGAACCTTCTCTGTGCTTTTACCCTCGTCGTCATACCAAACCTTCTTGAAGATAGTATACGGATTCTGCACAAATTCAAATTCGCGCGTCTCGGTATCAAAGATATGAAACCCTCTCGGGTCATTACAATCTGACCATATCATTTCATATGGCGCACCGAGATAATAGATGTTACCCTTTCTCGACATATGATGATAGTGACCCGAGCATACGATATCAAACTTATCAAACGTCGCAGGCTCAAAGCCTTCATGAGAAGGCATACCACGATACATGTCAAAGCCTTTGACTTCAAGATGACCCATGGCGATCTGAGCCTTAGTTGACTTCATAAGGTCTACGCTAGCCTGATAATTCTCTTGATTGATCCAAGGCAGAAACAGCATCTCGCACCCGCCGATAGTCACTTCGGCAGGGTCGGTGTACAGCTTGATGCCATCAATGCTAGCGAATAGCTCGCGCATAGCATTAATATCGTTAGTATTCTTATAGGGAATATCGTGGTTACCAACCAGCACATGCACATCATAGCCTTGCAGCCGATTGATAAAACTCTCGCGCATCTTTCGCAGAGTGACGTAAGAAATAAATTTACGTCTATCCACAATGTCCCCAAGATGGAGAATTGTTGTAATGCCTCTTGCCTTTAGCGTCGAAAAGAAAATCTCATCATAAAATCTGATGAAATAATCAATGAAGTCCGAACTGTCGTTTCGGACGCCAAAGTGAGTATCTGTGATAATAGCAATTTTCATTCAGTCATCATATACTATTTGTTACGTCATTGTCAATGGCTTTCTTTCGCTTCTCTTTCTTGCTCTTTCGATTTTCATCGAAGCTGTTCATAAATCTTTCCATTTGCTCTTGCGACCATTCGCCATAGCTAACATCATCGTTGAAGCGAGACCCCGACCTCTTGTCAGACTCTTGCACTTCGCTTGTTTCATCTAGAAGATTTGCTCTCTCGATGGCTACGTACTTTGTGTACAGATACTTCTTTTCTTTTTGAATTCTACGAAGAAAGGCGTAGTAGATGATCTGAGTGAAATACGCGAATGGGTTCTGCGACTTCGATGGGTCGAAGTTATCGATGTATTGCAGACAGTTTTCAATGCCATCTGAAATCATTTCATCTCTGAAAGTGTAATTAGAGAAGTTTGGCCTGTATGCAAGATGAGTCGCAATCTTCATAATGCACTCGCCAACGTATGTGGGTACTCGCGGCTTAGGTCTGCCGGCAAGGCTAGCATCTGCTACAGCTTTGCGATACTCAACCATGGCTGCATATAAATCTGCGTTTTTTACGTAATGTTTTTTGCTTGACATTTTGCGATCTCCTGGTATAATAGGTCTTGCCGTTTACGGAGTATATTACTTTATAGTCTCTTTGAGCTTAATCGTATGCATCTCATACTTGAACCCTTCTTGATTATACATCTTGATGCGTTCGATCAGATGATTCAGAGTGTAATTTCTAGAAGTCTTAGTTGACATGTCATCAGCGATGTCAAACAGAGTGCAAGAATCTTTTGTGTCACTCTTTCTAAGCCCACGACCGATTGACTGAAGGGTTCTAACCCTACTCTTAGTAGGCGATGCAAAGATCACGTTATGAAGATTACGAATATTGATACCTGTGCTGAATGTGCCATACGATGCAACAATGATATTGTCATTGCCAGTCTCAGCTAGTGTACGAATATTATCACGATCTTCAGCTTCTGTGCCACCATGCACGAAAGAGACTTTCTTGTCAGTAGCTTTGGCGTTGATCATTTCATATAATACTTCGCCGTGTTTTTCTACGAGAGAATAGAGTATAAGTGTGTTACCCTTTAGTGATAAGGCTAGATTTCTAATGAAACGATTGCGCGCATCGCTTGACACTATGCGATCAATTTCATCTTGATATGTTGCTTCACGCGACAGTGCTTGCTCATGCTTAAGCACAAGCACCTTGATCGCAAGGTCTGCGACATGGCCTGCGTCCATAAGATCCTTTGTCTTTACCAGACGCTCAACTTTACCAAACAGGCCTTCAAGCACAAGCTCATTGACTTCTGCACCATCAAGCGTGCCAGTCATACCAAATCGATATTTTGTCGAAGGCATCTTCGTCATGATGTTGACAAGACTCTTAGCTTTGAAGAGATGCGCTTCGTCGCCGATGACAGTATCGAATTGAGAGAAGAACTCTTCACCCATTTCATAAACAGATTGCCATGTTGATACAGTCACGCCATCAGAAGCGATCTTTTCTTGCCCACCTCTGATACCGTGAATGGAACCAATATACCCGTAATCTTGAAAGTCTTTTACCATCTGAATAACCAGAGATACTGTCGGGACCACAATCAGAGTGCGCCCACCAAACCACTGACTGATAAGATACGCAACCATTGACTTACCGCTAGCCGTGGGTGAGATAAGAACAGCGCGCTTCATGCGAATGGCTAGAGCTAATGCTCTAATCTGATAGTCTCTAGGTTCTACAGGCAGTTTTAAATCTTTGATAAAGTCTTGTATCTCTATCAGAGAAACGCCGTCTTCTGATATAAGATCGTCATCTAATGTGACATCATATCCTTCATTCTCAAGAAACGATCTAACATTGTGTGCAAGCCCAGCATACATGCTATAGTTTCTTGAATTGAATAGACGAACTTTACCGTCCCATACTTTACTCTTAAATGCTGGCATAAATTTTGCACCAGGCACTTCAAATGTAAATTTTTCGGATATCTCGCGCGCGACAGATTGGGAGCACTCAAAACGCATGAATGATTCATCAACCTTGCGTATGTGCACCTTTTCCATTATTTCATTCCTACTGTTAGTCGCCGCCAGTCAATTACATTCTTGATCTGAAAGCCTCGATTGTTAATAGACTTCATAATTTCTTCTAGCACCAATACACATTCTTGATGCATACTAAGTGTGCTTTCAAGCTTGATCATTGTTGGGTCATTTGTGATGCGATCTTCAACATCACCGCGCAAAACGCGCTCCATAAATTGTTCACGACCCAGCTTTGCTAGATCATCTTCTGTAGCTTTGCCAGTATAATATGCTGTCAGCAATCTAGTAAGTGTCTTTTTACTAGCAGTAAATTCACGAACCTTACCTCTCTCTTTTGAGAGTAAAGCAAGATACTTGCCATGCAGCATAGGTACCTTGATGCTCTCAAGGTCCAAATTAAGATCATCCAGCTTGGTGTCGCTGGACCACATTTCTAGTATGTTTTGCGTTGTCATCATCTAGCCAACATAACAGGTTTTATCGCAAATGTAAAGAACTAAATGCGTTCTAATGTATATTTTCTATAAGAAAATGTAGCAGTTGCTTCTAGATAATCAACATCATTTGCCATAGAATTGAATCTAAGTGCAGATAGTGATGTTGGGAATACATCAGAGAAGAATGCATTCAACCCAGGGTTTTTGTGACTTGTCAAAATCGTTAGTGTTGCATCTGATACTAGTGTCTGCATAGTACCAACATTAGCTTGTGTCGATATCGGTGATGATCTTGACAGGTCTCTAGTCTGTTGTAGAGACGTTGGGTGACCAAGACCTTCTAACCAGTTGACCATCTCGATGTAGTTTTTCATATCTTCATCAACACGAAATGTAATTGTAAGAGGATCATATACAAGCTTATCACCAGGTCGTATTAGAGTACCAACTGGTGTGGGTGTATTGATTGGCGTCATGCTAATTGCTGGGATGTCTACCGATTGACAAAAATAATTGACCATCGGTAGACGCCTCAGCGTAAACTTGAACCCTAGTGGCGATAGGTAATTCAAGTTAGTTGGTTGCTCAACCAGTGCGTTCATCGTTGCCCTCCGTGCTACTATTTAGGCACAAAAAACCCCGTGAGATTTCTCCCACGGGGCTCTTGTTACTTAGGCTGTCGCCTGATATTACATCAGGTTGGTTACAGACACGAAGCGGTAGTAGATGTTTGCCTTCGCGTCGCCGAACGAACCGATCGAGCCGTCAGCATTCGTAGTAGCAAACGGGTTAGCCACAAGACCATAACGAGTCTTGAAGCCGATCTTCGGCTGGAAGGTGTCCTGACCGATGGCGCGAACCATCTGGAGCGGAACATACGGGCAGTAGAAGAGACCGGCGTCGAAGGCAGAAGAACCCTTGTAGCCGAGTGTCAGGTACTGTCTGCCAGAAGCAGATGAGAAGTACGGGTCGATGTAGACGCGAATGCGACCGTTGATCACGCCGGCAAACGTGTTGCCTGTGTCATCAACCTGCAGGTTCGCTGAGAGAGCAGGCGTATAGTCAAGCACGCCGGCCATTGACAGAGCAGAAGCAACGTCTGATGAGCAGATCAGAACGTTACCCTTACCGCGACGGGTTGCCTTCGCGATCTGGTTAGCTTCACGCTCGATCTGGAACAGCAGACCCTTGAACTTCTCAACCATCCAGCGGCCGTTTGAGTCAACGTCGAGGTTGAACGTACCGGTTGTCGTCACGTTCTCCTGGGCGCCGGCTGTGGCGGTGTAGTTGATTGTGCGAACAACTTCGCGGTTAATTTCAGCAAGAATCTCGGCTGATAGAATGTTGGCCAGCTCTGACTCGGCGTCAAGACCGTGAATTGCCTTCAGGTCCTGAGCCAGTTCCATGGTGTACTCAGCCTTCAGGGCGCGTGACACTGCGGTCACGGCGACCTTCTCGACCGAGAATGCCATCTGCTGGAATGCATTTGTTGCACCGTCACCAAGTGCTTCCGCACGTGACGTTGACATACCAGTTGAAACGGTATAGCCAGAAGCGCCGGCCTTTACGCGACCCGTGGGGTCTGAGCCGTCCTGCACGCGACCAGAGGCCGTGTTAGCAACAACAAAGCGAGAAGCTGTGTTACCACCAGCAGAGCCAGAGAACGTTGTATTGGCCTCGTTGAACAGAGCCTCTGTACCCGTCTGCGAGTCATAGCGTGAGCGCAGAGCGAAGATCAGGCCTGTAGGACCAGTCATCGGCTGAACGCCGCAGATGTCATAGGCGATCAGGTTTGGCATCGAGCGACGAACCAGTGAGATAAGCACCGGGTCGAAGATGTCGATGTTGCCGGCGCTGGCAACTGAAGAAGAAGCGCCCATGGCGTTAGCAGGAGCCGCTTCACCAAGTAGTGAAGGTGAGCGATACCCGCCTGAACCAATTGCCTGCTGACGTGAGTCATGCTCTTGGTTCTCAAGCAGCTGCGCTAGAACTGCGCGACGATGAGAGTCCTTAACTGAGGGGAGGTCACCGTGATCGATGACGGCTCCCCACTTCTGCATTAGTGCTTCAGTATTCATAGTAGTTACCTTTCCCTCCTTAGGAATAATTATTACTATTTAGTTATTTATGCCTTTTTGACGGTACGTGAGATTGCCGCAACATACTGAGCCATTGGACCAGTTGCCTTGTCATCTGTATTGTCAATCGGGTCGCTGTCAAGCACACCCTCATTGAGAACTGACTTTACAGCAGCCTTACGGCCTGACGGGAAGTAACCTTCCTTAAGGTCTGAGAGCTTACCAGCAAAAGTCTCAACGTCATCAAAATCAACTGACTCGGCAAGCTTACGAAGCTTGTCAGCTTGCACTTCAGTTAGGCCATCAGTGGCCTCGGAGATTAAAGCACCACGAATAAGCTGTTCATTCTCAGCGCGAAGCTCGACTGAGGTTTCAATTTCGTTGTTTAGAGCAGCGGTCAGCTCCTCAACCTTAGCAGCTAGATCCTCAACCACATCTTCCTTGCCCTCAGGCACATCGATGTAATGCTCGGCAAACAGATTGCGCAGACCCATCATGAATGAGTCAACGATCTCTGAGCGCAGGCCTGTCTCAACGGCCAGACGATTCTCGTCCATCCACTGCTCAACAACGTGATCGAGGTAAGAATCAAGCTCCTCAACAATACCAGCTACCTGAGTCTCAACTGCCTCAGCAATCTCAGCCTCATGAATAGCAGCCATCTCTTCCAGCTTCTCGTTGATCTTCGTCACGAGGGCTGTCTCGAAAATGTCAGACACCTTTGTCTTGAACTCTTCAGAAACGTCTGCGCCCTCAAAGATTGCGCGAACGTCATCGGCTACATTCAGGTCTTCTGATGTAACGCGCGGCGGCTGAGCAATCTTTGAAGTGCCCTGCATTGGGACATCATGCTCGCCGTCAGGTAGACCCATAACCTTTGCGTAGGTTGCCTTAAGGTCACCCTTCTTCATCTTTGTCACGCTATTGACAATGGCTGCAACCATTGCTGAACGTGATGCGGGGTTGACTGATGTCGGTGATGTCATCACCAGACCATGCTCACCACCCTTGTCACCACCAGGCGGTGTTACCTTGTCGCCAACAGGGCCGGGCACATGCGCACCTGGTGCATCGGCTTCATTGATCTTCTTAACTCTATCGACCATTTCTTGTCTCCTTGGGAGCTAATGTTTTACGCTTTGATATTTATAAAATTTGGGTATTATAGCTTAGAAAGGAAGTTACGGAATACTTCCACAACTTCATTTTCAGTTCGGCGCGATCTTGCAGCCTCATTGATGCGCTTCTTATAGTTTGCGATTTCGACTTCCTTAAGAATGCCGTTGTCCCAAACCCATTCCTTACCTTCCATGATACCATGCACGAATGCATCTGGCGCAGAAGGGTCAGCTACAATATCTCCTGCAGTGGCAAGATGAAAATCATCTTGAACCATCATGCAGCCATTAACTTCCTTAAGAGAACCCATACCTCTTGTTGACACACCGAGGCGCGCACCCTCTTCCATAAGATTCTTTACGATGTTGCCGTATGGGGTTTCCATGATCTTAGCGCGACCAATGTAATTGTTGCCGTCTTCGCGCAGTTCCTTGATCATGTGAGATACGCGCTCAAGGTTGATGGTTGGGCCCGACGGGTGACCAAGCTCACCATATGCACGGCTTTGATTTACGTGTTCTCTGACGTAACGATCAACTTCTCTAGCCATGATACCCTTAGGGTACACTCGACCGTTACGATTCTTTTGCTCAGCCTGCATAAACACGCCTTCGATGAAGTAGCTTCTGCCACCTCTCTCGTTGGCTTCGGTGATTAGATTGAGGTCTTCATTGACCTCACAAATAAGCTTCATAATAGTCTCCCTTAGTATTCGGAGCCGCCAGTAATGGCTGCTCTCTTGTGTAGCTTAATTACCAAGGAAGCTGGACCAGTCCCCGATCTTGTCACAACAACATTTGCCGCGGCCTCACCACCTGTCTCAAGCCCAACACCAAGAGCCTGAAAATCAAATGTACCAGTCTGTGCAAGATTGAGAACGTTATTTGCACCACGCTTTACGTTAAACGATACACCGTTAGATGCTGACCAAGAAACTACAGAGATAAACATCTCTTGCACAGTCTCACCAGCAGAATTTGCAGCAACAACTGCATTTGAGCTATTACGAGCTATAAACCCACCGGCAGCAAAGTTGCCGATGACATACCCACCCTTAATACCCTTATTGACTACTCTATCGATAGCCATAGATTATTCTCCTTCGACTTCGGTGTTTGTAACAAAGTCGATTACATCGCGGAGACCCTGTGCGCTTGACGCACCCATGGCTAAGAAAAATTCTGCATTGTCATTCTCAAGAAGAGAATAAACGTCAGCA